CCAAATAGCTTTTTACACTCTTTAATAAATTCATTTATGGTCATGGACTCTCCTTGTATCTTAAACCTTTGTTGTCAAAATAAAATCCCCAACTGCCTTCTACAGGATAGTTACGTTGCTTTTGTAAGTATACTACACAATCAGGAACACCTTTTAATTCTTCAGCAGTTTTTTCACCATTCTCAATATCACGTTCTTTCTTTTTGCATCTGTAGACACATAAGATGTTATCGCAAAGGTTACGAATATGAGAGCTGCCTAAAATATGAGTAGCGTCTGGTGCTATTGTTTCATCTGCCATTTTACGAGTATGTGCAACTAAAAATATGTGTATGTTTAAATCACGACATGATGTTGCAAGTCTATCAATAAACAATTTTTGCTTCTCGTAATTGTCTTCAGATATATCACTCATCTTCATAAGACTGTCTATAACAAATACTTCTACACCTAAAACATGTTTGCCATAGTAAAGCGTAGCTATCATATCGTCTGTAGTAGTGCTTCCTGTTTGGTCATATATCCATAGCTTGTCTGCTGCACGACTACAAAATTTTCTTATGTAATCCTCTGTTGGGTCTGTAGACTTTAATGTTTGCTGCACCATGCGAGAAAGAGTAAGTACTGCCCTCATTTCTAGGCTTGCAATTAAACATTTAGTTTGCTGACCCATAAGAGCTAATACAACTTGTGAAAGCCATAGCGATTTGCCATGCGAACTTACGCCTGTTACAACCGTAAGCTCAGATGGTCTCACTCTAAAATCTTGCTCACTCTTAACAAACCCTAAAGACTTGCCAGATGATATTTCTTCTGAAAAGTATTTAACAACATCATCTGCAAACACAGAACTGTCTTTTACTAAGAACTCACTAGAACCATATTCATTATTAAAATATTGAGTAATGGTTTCTTTGCTAACTGTTAATCTATCTAACGCTTCTCCAATTTTCATTTAGCATTATCCCATGCGTTTTTAACTTTGATAGTTTCTTCTACAGGGTCATTCCACCTAGACTGATTAATGTAAGTAGTCGTTGCTGGTACGTATCCTTCTTTCCAACTGCGAGTATCTTTCATTTTTTTAATGTGGTCAAGTATTTCATCTTTAATCTCATACAATTTTCTATTACGCCACTTTTCCTCACATTTAACTTTTGATATTTTACGAGTTGGATATATTTCCCAAAATTCTAAAAACGACTTATGCGATAGCATATATATATCTTTATCTTTATCTCTATCTTTATCTCTATCTAGTATAGAGTTTGCATAGTCACACTCTATTATCCACTTACTTAATGATTTTATTACAGAATTTACGAAGTTTATAGGGTATCTTAACCTATAAGCAATTGCCTGGTCTTCAGGTAAAAAACCATCATATTGACTAGCTAAACACCATAGTTTTATTAAAATAGCTTGTTGGTCGTGACTCATTGCATTAAATTCATAATCCTCTAATAAGTCAATTCCATATAATTTAAACCATGGCATTTTCTTAGTTTCATCTGCATAAGTCTTAGGTTTATAATGCTGAAACTTATCCCAATTCTTTACTCTGTATTTCATATACTCTCCTTAAAATAAACATTCTTCATAAAGTTCTGTTACTAGAACAACTTTTGCTTTAGGCAAAATATGGAGCTTACAATTAGGTCTTGACTCTAAAAACCATTTAGCAGAAGCCTTGTTACTAAAGGCTCTTAGCGGTTTTCCGTCAAATTCATCTAATATAATGTAACGCAATATGTCCATGGAGCAAAACACTAACATAGGTAAATTCTATATGCAAACTATTTTTTTTATAGAAAATACTTGACAGGTGTTTTTTATGGGTTTAGAGTTCAATTGTCAATTTTTAGGAGAGAGACATGAGTGTAAAGACAATGATGGTAATAGCAGTAGCATTTTGGGCTTATGTATGGCTTTGTTTACAGATTATGGGTAAGTTAGCGGGAGCAATATAATGGAAAGACACTTAGACCAAGACGCATATTTAGATGAAATGGATAGGCTTGACAGATTGGAAGAAGAAGCCCAATATAAACTCGACCAACAGGAGAAGCATGATGAATAAATACTTATGGCTATTTCTTTTTGTGTTTTGGGGGTATATAATATGGCGAATGGTTTAGAACATATAGCAGATATTCTTAAACGATTGAATGACGAACTTAAATTAGATAACGACAAATGGGAGAGAGCAAATGTCACAGCAACAACACTACGACCAGGTAATGATGGAACAACACCAGCAACAATTACAACAACAGGAGAGACAGATGACTAAACAAGGTGTAGTTAATATTAAAGGCAAGAACTATAAAACAGTAGCATTAAGAGTTCAGGAATTTAGAGAACAGTTCCCTACTTACTTTCTTACTACTGAAATAGTTAAGATTGATGATGAACAATGTATTGTAAAGGCTTATGCAGGCGTTCATTTAGAAGGTGGTCAAGTACAAACATTTGCTACAGGTCATGCACAGGAGTTCCGTAAAGCATCACAAATCAATGGAACATCTTATGTAGAAAACTGTGAGACCTCTGCAATTGGTAGATGTTTAGCAGCTTTAGGATTAGGTGGCACAGAGTTTGCTTCAGCTAATGAAGTAGTTAATGCCATTCATCAACAAAACAATCCTGTCAAGTTAGTATCTAAAGAAGATTTCCTATGATTGAACAACGCACAGAAGAGTGGTTTCAGCAAAGATTAGGCAAGGTGACAGCATCCAGAATATCGGATGTAATCGCCAAGACTAAAACAGGCGTATCTACATCACGTCAAAATTACCTTGTCCAATTAGTATCAGAACGCATTACAGGAAAAAAGGGGGACAGCTTTGTCAACCAGGCTATGCTAGATGGGATTGAAAGAGAAAGTGCTGCTAGGGAGCTTTATATGCAAACTAGAGGCACATCTGTAACAGAGGTAGGTTTCTTTGACCATCCTATTATTAAGAATAGTGGTGCTAGTCCAGACGGAGCTGTAAATGCAGAAGAAGAGGGTAAGTATGCAGGTCTTATAGAGATTAAATGCCCTATAGAAACAACCCATACCAATACGCTTATGAGTAAGTCAGTTCCTAGTAAATACATACCACAGATGCAATGGCAATTAGCTTGCACCGGTGCTAAGTGGGTAGACTTTGTAAGTTATAATCCTAACTTCCCTGAAGAACTACAGTTATTTGTAGCTAGGGTTGACAGAGACGATACTTACATAGGAGAATTAGAAGCAGAAGTGATTAAGTTTTTAGACGAAGTAGAACAAACAATTATTAAACTAAAGGAGTAGTATATGGCTGAGTATGACAAAACAAACACGTTTACGTTAAACAAGAATGACAAAGGTGATAATCCTAAACGACCAGACTATAGAGGAAAGTTAAATGTAGATGGTATTGAATTTACTTTATCAGGTTGGGTTAAAGAAGGTCCTAATGGTAAATTTATTGCTGGTGCTGTAGCAATGGTAGCAACGGATGAAAGACTTAAACCTGCTGTTGAAGGTGCAGATGAGGATGTTCCTTTCTAGGAGCATCCCCAATTGCCTGTAACTATTTGTTCATTACGTACATAGTTACTTCAAAGCCAAAACGCATTTCTGTAGCTGCTGGAGTTGTCCACATGGTATTTATCCTTAAATAATATATTATGCTTAATTGCACAATATAATAGAATTATACGCTTATGTGGGTTTGCTAGACACTAGAAAATCATTAGAAAGGTATCATGGATATACATATTTCAGAACATGATGTACATTGCATAGCGACAGCAGTTTATGTAGAAGTCAACATGCAATCACTAGAAGAAAAGCTAGGGGTTATTAATGTCATTATGAATAGAGTTAGATCTAAACGGTTTGGTCGTGATGTGTGTGAGGTAGTTTATGCTAGAGGACAGTTTGTTGGTATAGAAAACATGATGAAAGCTAATGAAAAGAACATAGACCAAGAAGCATTACTTAAAACTAAGCTGCTTGTAATAGATACATTATTCTTTAAAAAGCATGCAAACCCTGTAGGGAATAGTTTATACTTCCATGACGATAGTATAGATATGAAATATATTTGGAACAAAAAACCTAATGTTACAATTGGAAGGATGGTGTTTTACTAATGGCTAAAAAAGAACCTGTAGCATGGCTTTATGAAGAATTTGATGTTAAGTCTGGTGACCTAAAGAAGTCTTATTTATGGTCATTTCATCCTAACCAACTTTCATATTTAAACGACCTAAAGAATACAACGCATCATATTAAGATAACACCATTAGTTCCTGGTGAGCCTGTAGAAGAATATAAAGGATTATCTAAGTACGATAGTAAGAAACTAACGGAGGCACATGGTGGACTCTAAACCACTTACCCAAGAAGAAATTATAAAGGTATATAAAGAAGCATTTGGATATGGTAGTCAAGTAATAACTATTGACAAGATATTTAAGTTTGCTAGACTTATAGAACAAGCTCATGGAGTAAAAGATGTCATCTAAAGTAACTGATGAAAAATTAATAGAAATAGTAAATAAATATATGGAAGAACATCCTAATGCAGGAAGAAACCATGTTATATTACACGCATTTAGTAATCATGCAAGAGTTAGAGAATTAGATAAACAAGGATTAATTACATTACCTAAACCAATGCCAACAGGAAGTAAAAGTAATTGGGCTAGATATTTTAACATTGATAGAGCTGAAGTAAATGCTTCTAAAACAGGAATGAAATATAATGTACACAAAACTAGATGAGCAAAGACAAGCTAATTTTATTAAGTCATATATGAATAGCCATCCTAATTGCACATTAAAAGATATTATTCAGAACTGTGTGACAAATAGATATAGATTAATTAACCTTGAAAGACAAGGATATCTTACTTTGCCTAAACCAACTCCATACGGTGAACGTAATGGATTATCTAAAAGGAATGAAACATGGAAATTTTGGAAAAAGTAATTGATTGGATAGTGTGGATTTTAATTGTTGGTGGTATGGGTTGGTTTGCTTATGGTTGTTATGAACTTATTGATTTATTTTTTATGAGGAGATGATATGCAGATAGAAGAAATTTTAAATGAAAGAGAAGAACAATACGGTAACTTTTTAAACAGGTCTAAAATATCACAAGACTTTAAAACTCTTATTCATAATGGTGAGTCTTATAGATTGTTAAAGGCAGACCAAAAAGAAGCATTAGAAATGATTGCAACTAAAATGGGTAGGATTGTAAATGGTGACCCTGATTATCTTGACTCATGGCTAGACATTCAAGGTTATTGTCAATTAATTATTGATAGAGTTCGTAAGGATAAGATTGCATTAGATAATGCTGTGGATATGTATGTAGTAGAAGGTGTACCTAAAGAAACAGCAATTCAACTACAAAGGTCAGATGATGAGTAAAATCTATTGGATATTTATTGTGGTATTAGCTGCATTAGCTATTTGGGGAACAGAACAGGTTATGGCTCAAACTACTACTATACTAGCACCTGATGGGTCTGTAACAGTCTGTCAGGTAAGTGGTGGTGTGATTATCTGCGTCTAGTCATCCATTGGTGTTAATTCACCATAGATAGCTAGTTCTTCACCACTAATTTCTATCATGCTATCGTCATCTAATGTAATGATTATAGTGCTATCTCCATGCAATGCTTCACAGGATACGATAGTTCTACCTAACATGTGATTACAGATAATCTCTACTTCTGACCGTTGCATAATTTTCCTATATATTTACTAAAGAGTCTTTGGCAATCTTTTCTGATTTAACAGACCTTGCCCACGACCCACAATTTTGACATTGATAGCGTTGATAAATAGCAGTCCTACTTCTTTGTGTACCACGAGATTGTAATTTGCGTGAAGCACAATTAGGACAACAAACGTCAACAGAGTATGCGTTATGATTTGGATGTTGTTTAATCCAGCCCTTGAATTTATCGTAGACTTTCTCAAGTAATATAACATCATTCTTATTATATTCTTCCATTGTTTTCCATGCCTTACGGTCATCATTCATACACTTAACCCATAAAGCATGACCTTCATGTTCTGTCTTGCTACCTAATCCTAAAGCCTGTGCAACATAATCTAGTTTGTTAGAAACAAATCTAAACTGTCTACGAGCTACTTGTAATAAATCTATCTGTTTGGAGGGTGCTGGAGGTGGCATACCAGAGAGTAAGAACTCTTTATGTAGTATGGGTATGTCAAACCTAGAACCGTTGTAATGGACTATGGCATCAGCTTCGTCAAGAAGTTTATGCACAGAGTCTAGCATTTTTTGTTTGCCAGATTTTTGAATAGAGTCAAACATAATTTTAGACTCACCATACCACTTGGCTGCATAGCAGAGAGTGTAAGATGACTCTAGTAATTGGTTTATAGAGATGTTCTGGTCAAAGATACCCCAGACATGAGCTGTATTTGGTGCTACTTCTATATCAATAAGTAATATTTTCATAGTAGTCTCTAGGGTTAAGATGCTTTATTATAACCCTAAAAACAATTTGCGTTCATCTAATCTTCTGTTTTGTAAACCTTTTAATACTGTTACTTTTCCATTAACTCTTGCTTTGCAATACTTAACTAGCGACTCCATAGCCGCTTCTTTATCGCCACGAAGCAATGCTTGACGAACGGTTGATGCTTGAAAACAGCCCATGCCAAGGTTGAAACACCAAGATAAAATAGCGTCAAATTCATGTTGTCGAAGAGACACGTTAGGTAACATCTTATGTATTCCCAACTCGAAGCGGCGTAGGTCTGCTGCAAGAATTCCATCTATTTCCTCGTTAGTAAATGTTTTATTCCAAGACGCTGGTAACGTTTTACCATCACCGATAAGATGACCAACACCCACAGTCCACAACCCAGCAGGACATTTATAAGGTTTATTTCTAACGCCTTCATGGTGTTTAATTAACTTAATTGCTTCTTTAGACGCTTTCACGTTTTTTCTCCCAAGTGCGAGAACCAAAGTAGAAGCCAATAATTGACGCTACTATGCTCATCTCATCACTAGAGAATATGGCATCCATTGACTCAGGAGTAAAGCCACCTGTAGATTTAACTGCCCATACAAAACCTGCTACATCTACAAAAACTAATAAACCTACAAATGTAAAAGCTACAATAGGTCTTACAGAAGCGTTAAGAGTCTTTACCCAAGGTGATGCTTCAGCAACAAGTTTAGCATCATGTGTATATAATGCTTCACGTTCTTGAGCGTACGTTTCTGCGTACGTTCCTTCTAGTTCAATAGCAGCTATCTTTTCTTGAGCTACAAAACCTTTTTCAGCCATAAGCAATGCTTGTTGGTTCTGTAGTTGTGCCATTTCACGTTCATGCTTTTGGTCACCTTTTTGTTGAAAGAAACCTAATAAACTTGGGAGTCCACTTGTGGCAAAACCTAAAATTCCTGAGATGATGCTGAACATTCGCTAAATTCCTCTAAAAAAAATTATAATTCTTTTGGGTCAAAGCCATACATTTTGGCTACACGTTTTTGTAATTTAAGAAACAAGCCTTTATGACTTGTGTACTGTTCTGTTTTTGGTGAAACTGTATATACAGCCATATGTAATATTTCATGGCAGAGTGTAATTAAAACAGGATATAAGTGTGAATGTCTTGCTACACTTATGGTAATAACATGAGGTTCACCTGACTCTGGTGGTTGATACTCTCCACATATAGCATTATCATTTACTATGATAAAGTCTACTTTAGATGCCGGTGGTAATTTGTATTCGTCAAAGACAGGCATTTCTATCAGAGCTGAATATAAGTTTGCTATATTGTTCTCTGTAATAAATGTCATTTTGATAATGGGTTCATTGTGCTACGTTTAACAGTATTTAGTTTATCATCCATTGCATTTACGGTTGCTTCTAATTCTTTACGCAGACCTGATACCATAGCAGAAGTCTCACGTGAGTTAGCAATAGCGTCTGAAGACTTTTCACTAGCTTTCATTATAGACTCTGATAGTTGGTATTGTCTTTCGTTGATAGCTTTAACTTGTATTTCTAAACCATTTAACTTAGACTCTATAGGAGCTAAGTCTAAACTGTCAACAGCTTCAATTGCCGTAACCATCTTGTTGTAGAAAGTTATGCCTGCGTATGCCGAGCCAGCCACTATTGGCAATGCTATTAAAATCAACTTCAGAAGTGCCGAGCTGGATAAGCTCAAGTTGAAGGTTTTGATTTTTTCCGAACTCATTGTTTATCTCC